ATTGACGGTGCATGGGTATATTTCCCAGCATTGGCAACTGGTGTGAGATATTCTCTGCGTTTCTTAACAGCGTCTGCATCTGGTTCAGCAACTATGGATAGCGCATTGACTACAGCTGGTACAGCAACCGATACCATGATAAAGATACTGCCTCAGAATCATAGAGCAACTGGTTTGAATGCGGAAGCGACTGGTCTTACAACCACAGCCGCTGCAAGTTCTGGCGTATCTCTCCATATTATGGAGAATTATGTCAATACCGATTCAATCAGCGTTCAGCCTATGAGAAGAGTGTCGCATGCTGGGCTTAACAGCCTTCAGAATGCAAAGTTCTTTGCTGATATCTGTATGCTTGACCATGTTTACAACAATGCGTAACGTTTAACAGCGACGGGGACTGGGAAGTCCTGGTCCCCTCGCAGTAAAGGAGGGCAATATGCCTGCAGTTAGTGCAAATTTTGGTGATTTGATTGAACCTGGTTTGAAGAAAATCTACACAGAGCAGTATAATCAAATCCCTGAGATGCGCACTACGCTTTTCAATGTTATTACATCTGACAGAGCGTATGAGAAGGAATCCTCAGTCGGCGCATTTGGAGATATGCCAGTATTTACAGGCACCATTTCCTACGACGACGTGTATCAGGGATATGATGTAACTTACACCCATGCTGAATTCGCAAAAGGATTCAAAGTGGAGCGTAAGCTGTTTGATGATGACCTTTACAATGTCATCAACAGAAAACCGCGTGGTCTGGCAATTTCAGCGCAAAGGACCCAGGAAAAATATGCAGCCTCAGTATTTGAGAATGCATTTTCTGGTTCTGGCACGATTGTAGTTGACGGGACCACAGTGCTGAGTAATTCAGAGGGATTGTCTCTCTGTAATGCGGCACACACCTCTACAGCTTCAAGCACGACTCAAAACAACACTGGAACTACAGCGTTGTCAGAGACCGCGATTGAGACTACGAGGATAGACATGGCTCAGTTCAGAGATGACAGGGATAACCTGATTTCTGTTCAGCCAGACCTGATTCTCTGTGGACGTACCAAAGAACAGGTCGCCTGGGAGATTATCAGCTCCAAGGGTAAAGTGGATACGGCAAACAACAATGCAAACTTCCATTATGGCAAGTACAAATTAGCGATTTGGGATTATATCACTGGATATAAGTGGTTCCTGATTGATTCCAATATGGCTAAGATGTTCCTGCAGTGGATGGAGCGTATTCCATTGGAGTTTTTCCAGGATAAGTCGTTTGACACTCTCATTGCAAAGTTTGCCAGCTACGGAAGGTGGAGCTATGGTTGGTCAGACTGGAGATGGGTTTACGGTCACAACGCAACCAGTTAGTAATTAAACAGGGATGAGGGCGGTATCATCGGGATTACTGCCCTCGTCTCCACAGTGTTTACTGGCGACTCCGATGGTCGCTGTACCGAAAGGGAGTAAACTTTAGGAGGAAATATGACTACTTTTGGAGATAGGGTATATGAACTAGGTGGAGTTCCAGTGGGAGGAAGTGGAGTAACTGGTGACGGTCAAGTGTTCTATGTTGACCCGACCAGCGGCAACGATTCAAACCCTGGTACTCAACCTTCAAAAGCAAAAGCAACTTTGCAGGCAGCTATTGACCTTTGTGTTGATGACAGAGGAGATAAAATCGTCAGATTACCTGGAAGTGAAGTTACTTCTGCGGTGATTACGGTCAATAAAGCTGGAATTACAATCCAGGCTGCTTCTTATGGAATCGCTCCTATGCAACCTGAGAAGTTTTCTACTTATCCAGGCGCAACTTATACGTCTGGTCCGACAGTGCTTGTGCAGAAGCCTTGTGCAATCATCGGTCTGGAAATCGTAGGTAGGAATACCACTTCTGCTTATACTGACACCATGACTACTTCTGGTGCAGCAGTAGCATTGGTAGGAGAAGGTGGTTCTTATAACGGTGGATTCTGCTACATTAAGAACTGCCGTTTTGTTGATTGGTGGGGTAATGACTATGGTATAGAGTTTGGTGCAGGTGCCTATAATATCGTGGAAAGTTGCGTATTTGAAGGCTATGCAGCAGGCGTTTATATGAGGTCAACTTCCAGCAACAATCCGCAAAGCAATATCGTTCGCGGATGTCATTTTGACACTAATGTGAATGGTATTGAGCATAGGTCAGGTTCAGCCCCGCATGATTTCCTTTACCAGGAGAATACGTTTGTAGCAACATCTGGCTATGATTTTGATAGTACAGGTGGTCTTGGTGACGGGACTCTTGCAGGTAATTATCATTGCAAGGCTGCAACTGCGTTTTCTGACCAGGCAAATGAGGCTGCTTTAATCGCTGCCAGCATTGCATGTTCAGGTCAGAACTATAGTGGATAAGGAGGCAACTAATGGCTGATGAAGTAAAAAAACAGGAAACTCCTGCTCAACCAGAGGAGAAAAAGCCTGAGGCTGAAACATTAAAACCAGCTGAGGCACCTAAGGAAGAGGCTCCAGGAAAACCTGACCACGTATAACTAAGACAGGGGGAGCTAATCCCTCCCCCTTCTTACTTCGGAGGATAAAATGGCAAAATCTGTAGAATACGGCAAAAGAGGCGATAAATCTGAAAAAACAACTAAGACTGGAGTTCAAACACCTACTGCCCAGAATCTTCCTAAACCTATTCAGGGAGTAGAAGGCGCAGTTTATGTGAAGGGTAAACCACTTAGCGACAACGCTAATTTCAAGAAATTTAGATAATGGCAAAGAGTGATTTTGAGCACGTCTCTAAGTCCAAGGATGTTCCTTTCAAGGACGTGCATCCCACACGGACCGCAGGTGGAAGTCTGCCTGGGAAAGATTTGCCTGCCTGGGGAGGCACCGATGGGAAAGAAAGTAAGTTTATCCGCTGTAAGCAATGCGGATTTATTTTAGATAGAGAGAAGACCCCTAAAGGAAGCGGATGGGGGAATATACATGAAGAAATGAGGATACAGACAGTTGACTATGATGATGGTGAAGTTGAATATCAATCTCCAGATGTGAGTTACGACGGAATCTGGTATAGAGATATTGCAAACTATGCTGGCTGTCCGCTCTGTGGTTCTTCAGAATATGAATGAGGAGGAATAGATGGCAGATTATCCTAATTCAATAGTCTCTTATACGACTATTAGCGCGACTGATAAGCAAAATGCTCCCTCTCATTCCGCTCGCCATAATTCTGAAGCGGATGAGATTGTAGCTATAGAAACAATTGTTGGTACCACTCCGCAGGGTGCATATTCTACGGTTAGTGACAGGATTGCTGCTTTAGAGAGCCATGTTGGTGTTCTTGACTGGGAAAGAACTGGTACTACGCTTAGTCCCTATAATGCAGGTGACGACGTTGACATCGGGACTGGAGATTATACTGGTACCGATTTAACGCTTACTGGTAATGCCACATTGCCAGGTAATATAACAGACGGAGCCAATACAATAACAGTAGCTGCAGTTGATACTCATATCACTACTACTCACGATTATGCCTATATTACCAGTAATGATGGTGCAACAGATATAACTGCCGCTGAATTAGAGACACTTTCTGACGGCAGTGTCGCAGATGCACTTCATACCCACACTGGTCTTGCAATTTTTCATACCCTGGACGATGCCTATAATGACGGTAATACTATTGATTGCGACGGTTCGCCTGTAACAATTACTGTATCCGATACAGACAACAACAGGGCACTGGATATAGTCCAGAATGATACATCCAATAATCCAGATGCAGTCTTAATAACTAATGCGGGTACTGGTGCAGCTTTAAAGATAGCTGGTGCTGGTTCCCAGATTTATATTCAAGAACAGGCAGACGCAGACCCTGACGTTGCGGGTTATGGACAGATTTGGATTAATACTGCGACTCCAAATGAGTTGTATTTTACTGACGATGCAGGTACTGATACACAAATAACTGGCAGCGGTTCTCATATAGCCACTACTCATGATTATGCCTTTATTACTGGTAACGATGGTGCTACGAATGTCACAGCAGCAGAATTAGAAGAACTATCTGATGGTTCCGTAACAACACTGCACGGACATGCTGAGATAGTAGCTGTTGATGCTGCCGCTACAGCTGGATATTTAGGTGCCGCATCTAATGATGGCGTATTAAGAGTAACCACTACCAATGGATTAACATACACAGATGGCGGTGATTTCATCACTATTGCCTTTGATGCCGATTATACAGATATAAGCGGCAATGATGCGGCAACTGACGTTACAGGAGCCGAACTTGAAACTTTGTCAGACGGTTCCAATGCCGATGCTCTACACGTACATACGGGCGCGG